TTATTTTATTTTAAAACAACAAGAAATCCAGGATTCAGATTTAAAGATGGTGAGTTCGTCATGATGGGATTAGATCACTTCTCTGAAAAACTCCAAAGGAATAAACCTATATTAAGAGCATACAGTATTGCTTCACCATCATACGCTGAATACTTGGAATTCTATAGTATCAAAGTACAAGACGGACCTTTAACAAGTAAATTACAGCATGTTAAAGTAGGTGACAAAATCCTAGTAGGTACTAAACCAACTGGTACATTAGTCCCAGATAATGTCAAGCCAGGTCGTAATCTATATATGTTAAGTTCGGGCACTGGCGTAGCACCATTTATGGGGTTAGCACGTAGTCTTGATATTTACGACAACTATGATAATGTAATATTGGTACACGGTACTAGAAAGATCGAAGATTTAGTTTGGAAAGATATGTGGTTAGGTCTTAACGAACACGAATTGTATGGTGAGTTAGTGCAGAATAAATTCCATTATTACGCAACGGTTTCTCGTGAAGAATATGAGAATGAAGGCAGAGTAACTACCGCACTATTCGATCATTCGATAGAAGACAAGTTACAGTTACCACATCTTGATTCTGAATTCGATAGAGTTATGATTTGCGGGTCTATTCCATTCAATGAGGATTTACAAAATCATCTACTTGAAAAAGGATTCGTTGAAGGTAACATGAGTGATCCAGGCACATTCGTAGTAGAACGTGCATTCGTAGGATAACAATAGCCCAGTTTAACTGGGCTTTTTTATTTGCGTTGTTTAATCTTTTCAATATAATTAGTACTTAGGTGATCATAAATCCCATCAAAAAATTGAAACTTACTCCATGCTTTAAATGTACCTTTTACTTTATCAACAAATCGTTGCCACCAAGTAAGATCAGTTAATATTTTAAAATCATAAGTTATATAATTTAACTGTCCAACATGACGATAATATCCTAATATCGGAACTTGTGGTATAATGTCATTATTGTTTACGAAGCGATATGCTTCTATGTTATCAAACTGTACACCCCATTCCTTATTGCCTGTTCTTGGGCATCCATATGTATACAATACCAAATCTGCGTCTAATTTAGCCACCCTACTTGCAAGGATAGTTGCCATTGCAGCACCTAGACTATGTCCTGTTATAACAAGTTTTTTAGTGGTTACTCGCTTACCTAACCATTTAATGATTGATGGGTATAACTTATCAATTTCTGTTTTAAATCCATAGTGTACATAACCAACTGTTTCACTATCGGATGGCCATGCTTTAATGTCTGCTAACATATCTTTTGCTTGTGTTGGCTCGGTTCCTCGTAATGCTATAACTATATAGTCTGGCATAACAATACCATATCCTTGTGCACTATCGTTTGTAAAAAACTTGATACTAGAATATTTTATATTATTATCTTTTAAGTATGCAGACATTCTTGCTTTATCATAATATGCTTCATCGCATAAATGTGCACATAATTCTGCAATTTTCCAATCTACTTCTTTATTTTGTGGCATGTAATATCTCCAATTATGTATATATTTAGTCAAATAAAGTGTTGACAAGTAAGGCTTCTTATTGTATAATGGTTACATAAGTTAATAAAGAGAGCAAGACTATGAACAATGAAGAAATCATGCAGAAGATTGAACAGGCTGAACGTTACGTAAATTCATTACATGGCAATACATCTGATATTAAGATGAAGAAGTATGCTATCAACAAAAAAATTAATAAATTAAAAGCACAATTAGTATAATTAGGGGTTGACACGTAAGGCTCCTTATAGTATAATGGTTACATAAGTTAATTAATGAAAGAAAGAGAGAACGATATGAGTACTAGAAGCGCAATTGGTTACATGACTCCAAACGGTAGTGTTCGTGCAGTATATTGTCATTTCGATGGCTACGTTACTAACGGTGTTGGCGAAACACTAGTTACCGAATGGCAGGCGGCTTATCGTGTAGCACAGTTAGTTGAATCAGGTGATATGAGTCAACTAGGATACGATCTTACAGATTGCATCATATATGGTCGTGATCGTGGTGAAACTGATGCATCTACTAATGAATTTGAGTCAGTACTTGAATACATCAAGTTTTATGATGATTGTGAATACTTCTACTTATATACTCGTGACGGTTGGTTAGTTCAGACTGAGGCAGGCGGAAGATTTACTCGCGTTGACACATATCTACAAGCAGAAAAAAACATGGCGGTATAATAATGAGTAAAGAAATCTTGGCAGAAACGGTTGCTCACACTGCTCATGCAGCAGTCGGACAATTAAGGAAATACAGTGATGAACCATACATTGTTCATCCTCGTGAAGTAGCAGAGATTGTTAGGTTTTACGGTGGATCTACTATTCAAATTCAAGCCGCATTCCTTCATGACGTGGTAGAAGATACTTCACTTACAGTTGATTTCATATCTAAAATGTTTGGTACAGAAGTCGCTACAATGGTAGATTGGCTAACTGATGTATCTGTTCCCGACGATGGTAACAGGAAAATTAGAAAAGCACTTGATCGCGCACACTTAGCAGATGCTCCTTTAGAGGCTCAATTTGTAAAAGTTGCTGACTTGATTTCAAACTCCAAATCTATATGCGAGGCTAATGAAGGGTTCACAATAGTCTATATGCAAGAAAAAGAATTATTGTTACGTGACATGACCAAAATTCACGGGACTGACATATACAATCGTGCAATGCGATTACTAGAACAATATTATGTGGGAACACCACATGAACCGTTATTAACAGGAGAATAAAATGATAACACAAGATGACATCGATGCTTTTGCAGATAACCAAGAACTTCCAAAAATAACTCGTGTAGAAGTTATTGGAAATGATGGTAGATTGCTTGTTAAGTATGTTAAGAATGCTAGAATCAGTATGCAAGATGATTACAGCACTTTAAAGATATTCTTAGAAGAATGAGCATGATGCAGAAAGAGTTTAAACTCAAAGCAAAAAGAAGAAACAATGGGGAAATTTTTAATGACTATGTCACTAGTAGGTCCAGGACTAACAACTACATCTTATAAGAAGCGTAAGCAAACTAATCGTACTAAAGTGCAGCAATCTATATTTGAAAACCAACATCGAGATCACAATAAGCGTATGAAGCAAAGTGGTGCACATGATCAAATGATGTCGTTAGCAGAATATGATTTGTATGTACGTGGTAACTACAAACCTAAAGCAAAGAAGTTCAAGGAACTTGTTCCATCGGCTGCATTTCAGCGTGATACAAAACAATATCCTAGCAAGGGAACTGGCATTGGTGTAGCATCTAAAAAAGAATCGCCTGCGTATACTGGTGAACAAAAACTACTTGGCATCGCTACAATGCATAAAAGTAACATGGTTCCTATATTTGAAGATAACAAACAGATGGCAATTGAAATTGCAAGGATGAGACGATGAGCGATATTAAATTTACAACAGCAGGTGATTATATGAAGGATGTAGACATGATCGAAGAAGAAACAATTAATGAAGTAATGACAGAAAAGGCAGCAGCAGAACGTTTGCGCAAAAGTGAAGCGGCTCGTGCTAAACGCAAAGCAGTAAAAGAAAAAAAGGAATTAAACCGTGGTGTTTTTGATAAATCAAAACTAACCTATACAGACGGAGATAATACCTAATAGCAGAAGAGTTGCTATTGTTTGTCGCTGAAAAAGAAGTGGTAGAGGAAGATGAATATGAAGATGAGTAATTGTTGGGATATGTATGAACCTGATGTTGTGGAGTATTACGATACTCCTCTCAGGGATTTTGACTACGTTGAGAAACAACGGTTACAGAATAAAAGAGATGCAGGGGTGAAGCAATGGCATAAGCCAAGCATGCCTAAGCAATTACCAGATGGAGATAACACATAATGATACAAACTATTTTTGGGTTAATGTTGCTAGTTGGTGTGGGATTCGTATTTGGCGTTAGCGAATCAACAGTTAGAACTACACTACCAGATTACGAAATGGCAGTTGGTTTATGCGTTTTCAACGATGGTGTCGATTTCATGACAATTAATAGCGAAGATAATAACGATGATTATATGGAATTAGTTACTTGCAACAACGGTGCTGAATTCAAACTGAAGCCACCATCGAAATATTTTGATGAATAAAGATCAAGTAATTAAATCAAATTGGTTTGATAAATTTCATATCGGCAATGACAAACCCGGCACTTATCACTTTCGTGAAGAAGGAGAAAAACGTGTCTGGGAATCAAATAAAATAGAAGCAACTAAATTAGGATGGAGTGAACACAATGTTACGTACAATATTAACGAACATGGTTATAGAGGCGCAATTGAACCAGGAGTGGGTGTTGCTGCCGCTTTCGGTTGTAGTTTTACATTTGGTTCAAGCGTAGACGAAAATCAACATTGGCCCTATATATTAGACATTGCAAACTGTGGTCAACCCGGCAGTTCTAATGACAAAATTGCACGACTCGCAATTAGTTATATAAATACTTTTAAGCCTACTGATATCTATGTCTGCTGGACATTTCCACAACGTAGAGAATGGGTAGATGAAAAAGGCAATGTGATTGCATTTAAGAATGTAACACCCGTAGAAGCCTCTCAAATGTTATCACAAACTTGGGTAAGTTGGGATAACGCACTATTGTATCTTAGTAATGATTTGTGGGATGAATATAATTATATCAAGAACATAATGCTACTAGAAGGTGTTTGTTCTATGAATAATATCAAATTACACCAAACAAGTGTATTAGATATGAACCACACACAATACCCATACGGAAGGGATTTAACCCATCCAGGACCTGATTGGCATGTTATCATCGCAGAACAATTTCTCAATAATTAATAACTGGTTTAATAACCATATCTCATTAGGTGGCAGTGTTCATATAGTACATGACACTGTTTCACTTATCGGTTCGCCCAAACCATATCTAACTGATATCTATGATAGATTCTCAAAACTAACATTCGAAGATGTAGAGCATTTCATGGGCTCTCGTATCTTAGACAATTCAATGCCCAATCGTGCATTGATCGAAGATGCAACTAAGTTGTATTATCTAGAAGAACAAATCAAACAAGACAAACTAATATTCAAACCGCAACTATTACACGAACCTTGGGCAGATAGATATCGTGTTCATCCTGGTTCGGGTCGTATCGCAGCAATGTGGAAATGTGATCCCATAAAACCTATAGAAAGCATCTATATTCACTTCAATGAAGACATATTTACTATCCCTCAGAATAGCACCGAAGTGAGGTCCTCAGAGGCTTTCTTAGACGCAATCACGTATAAGGCGACTAATAGCATAGATTGTACAGTGGAACCAGCGTTAAAACGTACGGAACGAGACACCGAATGGAATCCAACAATAGTAAGTACCGTAAATTGGGAATTCATTCGTTATAGTGAAGGGAAATATTTCTTGGAATATAAGCAAGCATGGCGTGACTACGCACTCGACTTATGGTTACTACTTAATCGCTAGATTAGATCTAACCCAGTCATGCATTTCAGGCGTGTTATGCGCATTGATAACTAACCAATAACTATCTTTAGTACTTGCATTAAATAATGCATGCTCTAATGTAGTGTTCACTGCATATAGTTGGCCCATTTCAAAATAAAGCGGCTTATCTTCTAACATAAATCTAAACCACGGATTTGTAGTATTAGATAACGCCATTATTAATCTAAACGTATCCACATTTTCACCACGACTATCTCGATGTGGTGGGAAATAACCGCCTGGCGATACTCTCAATATATGCGTTCTACCACATAAATGTAATATATCACCAAGTAACTCTTTCATTGAAGTGAGATCATACACAGGGGTAGTTTTATCAAAATCTTTTTCACTGTAATCTGTATTATATTTTCTATTCCATTCATACAGACTATTCAATGCGGGACCAGATTGATTTAAACCACTTTCATTTATTACACATAGACCGTCTCGCTTAATATGTGGTTTAAATTCATTGTATTGTTCCCATTTATCGTCAAACTGTGATAGTTCTTCCATAAATCTGCTAGTATTAATACTCTTATCTAATAAGATTTGATTTCCTAAATTAAAAATTACAGACATATAACTATTCCTTAAAAGATGTATCGCCGGGAAACAATGGTAATTGTGTACCTGGCGCACGCTTAGGTATCTTACTATCTGCACTACTCACGCACGCATTAGTCGTACATACTGTGGGTGCATCAAATAACTTGAAACCTGTTTCTATATTTCCTAACGGCTGATCTACGCAACTATAACTACGCTTCACACTACCATCTGGTTCTCTGATAATAATACTACGATGACCAGATGAACATTCCCAGCCCTTGAATTTATTAAAACCAAATGCGTTGAATCGTTCAGCCTGATCCATGAACCAATGCTTGTTATCTTTATCCATGAACTCAACTTGAAAATGCTGAGGCACTGTTACATTCTCTTCCCAATACAACGGATCCCCATCTTTCTTAAATGTAGGTGTCGGGCGTGTAACCAACTGAGTCTTTTTCGCTTTATCTTCTGTATAACCACGCTGTGGCATACCGTTGTGTAATCGCTCCATCTGCTCTGCGGTGTAACCATCTACTATCTTACTAGCAGTAGGATCAGACATAGGCTTTAATGTACAGTTGATTCCCTGATTATGAAAGAATAACGCATTATCCCAATCTCGCTCAAACCATTCTGGAACCATCACTTGATTGATAGTTACTTGTACATCATGTTCTTGACAGAATATTAACTTATCAGCAAAGACTTGCATCTTTTCTCTAGTGTCTAAATGCTCTGTGTGCAAACTTGCTGTAATACTTGCTCTATGAAATGGTGCGACATTCTTAACATAAGTCTCAAACCACTTCATGGGACGTGACATATTAGTTGTCATGTGAACTGATGTGTAATTAGTGTTATCTACATCATCTGCAAGGTGTTTCATTATATCCAAATATCCCGGATGGAATGTTGGTTCACCCCCGCTTAAACTAAAGTGAAAACTATTGAAACCATTGTCTCGTGCTTGACGCTTAATCTCGTCAACTGTACGTAAACATAACTCAGTAGGTCTAAAGTCTTTCTTATCACTACGAGCGTAAGGCCAGCAGTAACTACAACGATAGTTACAATAGCGTCCCAGTAACCAACTAATACTGAATAAATCGCGATGAAGCATTGTGCGTTGCCCTACTCTTACTAAATCATCAAATGGTATTTTAGTAAAATCGTATGTACTGTATTTTAAATCTTCGCTCATTTTAGATGCACCATGAAATCTTTTTATCGCCATAATATTCTCTAGCAAAGCCTTCTGCTATGAGCATGTGTCTTAAACTCTTGCCATCTATAATGATATCACCAAGTACTCGACCACCATACTTGTCCCATTTATAAATGGCTACTTGTATAACCGTTGCTGCATTTAACATATCTTTAGTAAACTGTGACGCTTCTTCACCCCATGCTGCTTCTTTAGGACATTCTGCTCTCCAACTTTTTTCTGGAGTATCTACACCATATACACGAATACTTAATTCCTGCTTCAATGGTGCTGGTAAAAAGGTAGCTTCAAATGCAACGGTGTCGCCATCAATCACTCTTGTAATCTTATAATCGTAGATGGTCATCTCTACTTCTTTTGCCATTGCTGGCATTGTTGATAGTATTGCAATTAATAAAATTATAATCGTTCTCATGCTGTCTCTCCGTTAATGTAGTATTTATTATAAAGTATATCGTATGCGTCTACGACCTGTTTGTAACGCCTACCATATATCTGTGCTGCTTCTTTTAATATATCACTGTTACTTACACCTAAGTAATCAAGTATAACATCTGTATTTTTAAACCATTCAACGTCTACTACTAAATGATCAATTTTATCTTCTTCTATATAGGATAATGACTCATTTTGAACAAACACATCTTCGTAATCGTGTTTTTCTTCAAATAGCCTATGGAACGAATACTCAAATTCAAAAATACCATCACCAGTGTTATCGTCTATGTGACTTAGCGATTTCTTCAAATCCCAATGTGCAAAATTTAATTGCCACATATATTTCAACTTACCATCGTGAAAATCCTCTATACATTTGTCGTGATAATCTCTATACCAAACTTCTTTCCATTTGCCAATAATATCTCCGTCCATTAGCATGTGATCTTCCCACCACAACTGCGTTTGTTCAATTATCTCATCTTCTGTTAATTCAATAAATGCATATTGCGTTATATAGAACATTGCACTTTGTTCGGTTGTGACTTGGGTGAATATGAGTTTGTCAGCAATTGGTGCGAACCTTGAATCATATGTAGCACCGAAATAATTACTCCACACTTTATATTGAAAATCTTCATTAAATTTAAAATATTCGGAAAGGCAATCAATCCCACCATCTGTTTCTGTTTTATTTTCCATCATTCTAAGCGTTTCTTGATGACTATAATATAAATCTTGATCAATAAGATGGGTATATCGGTTCTCTTCAACTATGGTTCCAATTGCTAGTCGTTCAGGTGTTGGCTTTAATCCAGAATAGATTTGAGGACCAAATCTATGATCTTGTGCAAGCCACCAATGAATCGCAGGTGCATGTGCATTTACTACTTGATATATTCCGATGTTCATAGTGCAAGGTAATTAGGCATAGCCATGATAGGCGATGATGTTAAAATTATAGCCAATGTGACTGACGCCACTTTAGCCAATAGCACTACTGCTTGCTTAATATATATTTTCATAATTATTCCTTAATTTTTTGAACGGTTAATCCATTCTTCATCTGTCACTTGTATAGGATCAATACTTAATTCATTCAATGACAGATGTTCAGGCAATATCATCGCATATTCAATACAATCTACCGCTTCTTCAAATGTCATCAACTTGCGTCCTGGATGCTTGTCTGCGTTATTCGGCAATGTACCAAACGTAACATAACTCACCTTTGGGCCACCTTGCCAGATACTTTTCAATCCCATAGCGTTACTCGCACTACGTAATGCTTTCTTCTCTTGTTGATATGTCCAATCCGACCCTTTTGTAGCCCTGTCCGTGGTGGACCCGACAGACACTATATGTAGGGATTTCCGGGCACTCTGTGCGGTTTTATATACTACATCTAGTAGCAGTGCCTGATGGTACTGCCATAGTGCACTACAGTTAATAAAAATGTCGTATTCTAGTGCTTTATTTGCAACAGTTTTTTTCACATGATTCAATGTTAGATCATGGTCACTGATGCTTTGACTAATAAAATCTGTCTGTGGATATCGTTTTAATATCTCACTCGCTAGACCAATCTCTGGATTACCTGTACATAATATTTTCTTATTAGTTAAATCAATCACTTTACTTTCCTTTTTACTACTGGACGCAACGTCCATATTTCTTTTGTACATCGGTGTGGCATATCGTCAACGTAGGTACCACAATATGGGCATAGAATCTGATTAGTTATTGTCATTGATTTGTCCTTTAAATTCTGGACATGATTCTACTAACGTACCACGTTGCAATTCATCCATCTTCAAATTATAATCAATAAATTCTTGCCAGTGTTCAGCATGTGTATTCCCAGCATTTAAATACTTAATCACATCGTCTACCTTAGGCCATGCTTTATGACTTTTTAAATTATACAATGCCAACGTCTTTAAATGATGTGGCAATACTTGTATATTCATACTACGCGGATGGTTTAATATATTGAAATATAACTGATCATGTTCTAATCCACGTGATTCCGCAAACTCGATAACCTCGTGTAGTGCACATACATTCAATGCTTGTACCGTACAATGAATCTGAATATATACATTATCCAATTTAGATAATTCATCAAAATTCTTTTCTACTATATGCCAATGACTAGGGTAACGAATATATCTGTCACGCGCACCAATTGCATCAATTGAGCAATTTAATTGTACACGCTTGAAATGTGACCAATATTCGATCATCTTCGGTGGCACATTAGTTAGGTTGGTGTTGTACTTTAAACGAATGCCCGATGCAAGATCATTTTCAATACAATAGTCTAACAACTTATATTGACTAACTGCCAATGTAGGCTCACCACCAGTTAAATAAATTTCTTCAACCGTATGAGCAATTTCAGTGAATGTAATACCTGTCTTTTCCCAATCTGGCCATTCAGTCATGGTATTCATGAATTCTAATGTGTCTTCATCCAATTTCTTTGGTGGATCTAAATATGCTGCATCAACTACTTTATTCCAATCTTTAACCCACATGCTACTTGCCCACGGATTACACATGCGACATTTTAGGTTACATAAGTTACCCAAGCGTAAGTCAACATATTTCACATCAACTGGAATTTCAACATCTATCTTCACATCTTCTTTCAGCCACTTTTCATTAAATCCTGCTCGCGCACTACGAATGCCAGCATCTTCTTCTCTGAAACAACGCGCACACATATCTGGTCGCTCACCATCGATGAACTGTTTTCTGATAGTTGTATAGGTTGGGCTATTCCATACTTCATCTAAATCATGCTTGTAGATTTTATATGGCTTGCCATTCTCTTGTAATATTGTGTTCTCACCGGGCGTGCTATTACAGCATACTCGATAAGATCCCGCAGCATTAGTTGCTACGTGCATAAAGGGTAAAACACAGAACGTGTCACTTACTTTTTTTGTCATTGGTTTAAATCCATTTTGTATAATCTTTGCCATCACTATCATCTAGTATCATTACATGATCAATCAATTGTTGTTTATTATCTTGATCATCCAATGCACCCGGAGCCATGTATGCGGGACTAATCAAATCACTCGCTCTATTGAAGTGAATATCGTGACTTGTCGCCCAATCATTCACTTCGTGAATGTTATTAATATTTAGTACACTTGGTAAACACGTAATACATATACTCGTATTATCAGGTGAACTCTTGTGTATGTCAATGATATTATTACTTACTTGTTCCCAGTTTGCTCCTCGTCTAAGGTATTCAAAACGCTCACCTATGGCATCTACACTTGCAACTATTATAACACGTTTAAACGATTCGAACAAGGGATAATATGCATTAATATCTATTGTTCCATTAGTAATGAATTGTAATTCAATCGTAGATGAAACGTCTGCATCGATCAGATATTTAATTATCTTCTTTACTTGTGGTATCATGAATGGTTCACCACCTGTAAATTTAAGAATCTTTGCAAAATGCAATTGTGGGTATATCTGCTCAATATCTTTGTGCCAACCTGTATTTGCTTTGCGCTTACCAGTTTTTACTGCCCACGAACTTGAACTATAACTATCACATGAGACGCACGTGAGATTACACGTGTTGTTAATCTTTAAGTCCCATTGCTCTGTGCCAATGCTATCTGCTAGTACATCATTCATATACATTCGATAACTCTTACCATTTGACTCTTCATCTTGTTGGCACTCTATGCATTCAGGCAACCAACCTCGCAATGACTCAACATAGTATTTGTTGTGCAACGATTCCCAATCATCGGTAATTGCAACACCAGATGATGCCGCATTCCAAGCACAGCATGGTCTAACTTCGCCTGTTACGCCTATCGTTACTGCATGTTTAAACGCCAAGCATTTTGGCATAGCCGCGATTCACCTGTTGTTTAAATTCATCACTAGGACCACCATCAAAGATCATATGTATCCTTGGTTCTTCACTTTTATTCCATACAGAATGCTTATATCCTGTATTCAATTTCATCACTGAACCTGCTTCAAATGGAACAATACCCATACCTTCAAATACGAATTCGCATCCATCTGGATTGTTTAATGCTACATTAGTTGCACCTACTCCAACTGGATTAGGTCTATCGTTGTGAATGCCCAACCAACCATCTGGTAACAGTGCCATGAACCTTACACGAGCAAACTGGTTGTACAACATTTCATCTTGCATCCATTGTACTGTTTTAGGGCAAAATTTAGCAATATCAGTCCAGTCACTATGGGTTTCTTCATAATCATCTGGTAAGTTATAATCTTCTGCACAATTAGTATGTACACTGCTTATTCCATGAATCGACAAACTCAACCACCCCGAACTACAAGGACGGTGTGCAGTAAAGCATGACGTATATAACAAATTATTTGCTTCTTCAAACAAATCCTTGTGTGGTACATTAATTTCTGGTATCGATATATATGGAAAACGGGTATTGTCCATGATGTAATCAACATCGTGCTCACTTTCTTCTAAAAAATTCCCTGCATCTAATATTTTAAAATCAGGTTTAATAATTCTATTTTCTTCATGCCATATAATTGATTCATCATCAATTTCTTCCCTATCTAAAGGTGATCCTTCAAACCACATAATTTATCTCCTATTGTTCAAATGTTAATGTTTCATTATTGGTTGTACTTATAATAGCCCTTGATGGACATGTTAAGTCGTTATCGTTTATATCAGTGCCCGAAAACCAACAATCATCATGCAATTCATTTAATTTAGTTATTAAACTAATGAAACTCAATTCCATTGCAAACGGTTTACTAAGCATCTTTGGCACAATATAACTATAGATATTAGATGTCCACATCAATGTTCTTTTATTTTCTACTGCTTCAAATAATTTATCATGTCCATATATTAAATCACATTCAATTACTTCCCAGTTGCTCTGTCTGATTCTATCCCATACTGATAACCAATTAGTATCTCCATCAAATTGCTGTATTACGTTTGGCCATCTCTCAAAAGTCAAATCTCTTAAATTTCCATTTGCATCTGGATGCTGTTCAATCCATGCATCGACAAACTCAGGATAGTTTATACCATCCCATTGTTCTAACATATCTCGTTTGAATTTACAACTCAATGGATCAAAATCATATAACACAAATTTCGTGTCTTTTGTAAAACCATACTTGTATGCATAGTAGAATAATTTAAAGCCCGCAGTTGCACCAACATATTGATCAAATACCGTTCCTTCAATTTGTTCTGCAATACCAGGCTGACTAGATTCTGTATTTACAAAATATATAGGACTATCTGGTGCGAACATCTCTCTTATCATTCGATTTGCTTGAAATGTTAGTTTATCACTGTCAAACGGTAAACCTTGTATAGCCTTCTCAAATTCAATTGAACCAACATGCGGCTTCATCGTGGCTAAACAATTCATAAAATCTGCACTCAATCCTGGGACAATTAGTTCTTGTCGCAATGACCATGTCAATAACGGATTGCACAATTTATGATGGTATTGTTCATTAAATTCTTCGTGTGTTATCCACGTATTCCATGTAGCATGTTTGATATTTAATCGTGCACCACCAAGTTTTACAATACCAAATAAACTATCCTCAAAATCTTCAACTATTCCTTGTTTTCTAGTAACCCAATTGTCACTTGGCTTTTCATGTCGTGTACCTTGACGAGAATACCGATCTGCGGGATCTTGATTGTATAATACATCAGCGGGATCTTGTGCACCTTGCTCATACCACGTATCTAAATTAATCAGTATGATGTTTCTTTCAAAATGAGAATATCTTTCATCATCGGTTTGTAATATATTTCCTGCAACTATCCATTTAGTGATATCAAATTCTTCATTAATACGATTTATTTCATCAAGTAATTTTAAGTTAACATCATCAGATGCTGACCAAGTGCCGTCAAACCACATACATGCATAACGATATCCTAATTTGCGCATAGCGATCATCCAACTAATTTCGGATTGTCCTACAATGTTAACTATGCCTCCCCGAAGATGATTATTATGTTCTACCTCTGCTATTTCACGTAACTTTTGCTTTAATATAGGTGTGTCACTTAATTCAATACTATCAGTGTTATTTGAATTGAATGCGTGAACTATTGGCCATGAATTTTCTCCATGATAATAATTCCACAGACTCTGTCCTTTCTTCATTTTTCGTCCTTATCGTCTGATTTCATATGTTCATTTATTCCCACAAAAATAGGAACAAACTGTTGGTGGATTATCACTATCAAATCCTTCATCCCATAGATATGTCCAAAATAAATTATGCTTCGTTACATTTTCGACTCCATGTACTACAGCATTATTCCAATCAGGATCTTCTTCATTAAGTTTATCCAATACGGTATCAGTAAGATCAACATGACTATTGGAAGACTTTTTTAGTTCAGTAGCATAATAACAACATGGCCAGACCCTGCCCGCTACAGTTATCTCAAATTGGCGCTTCACTTTATCGTCTTTTGTCTCACATGCGACTATACACTCAATGTTATTTTTATTAGATTCCTTCATACCGTACTCCTAGATTTTGAAATCGCTGCTTTAATTCTTCTATTACGTGATGCTCGTCGCGTTCACGCAAACGCATTGCATATTCAAGATCTACTATAAAATTCATCTCGATATCAAGTTCACCTGCGTGTAAATATGCTTCTTCTATTTGATGTATATTCCATTCAAATAATATAAACTGCCATCGCGTCTCACCATCATTATCATTAAACGCTCGCATATTGGCATATGCCTTATCAAATACTACACCCTCTCTATATTTCCAATTAGTATCATGATCTAATCCATCAATACCAAATATAATACTCAGTCTTCCAGAATATTTTTTAGCAATTGTTGCATACCAATTAGCATTTCTAAGACCTCCATTGGTACTTATAATCATAGATACATCTTTATCTTCATCTGCTAACACATATTCCATCATTTCATTAATATGCGGATTCATCATGGGATCACCATATTGTCCACATAACTTAACATATCGTACTTTATTAGATACATTATATTCGCTGGAAAAAATCATTTTAAATGTTTCAAGCGACATATGCTCTTGTACTAACCAATCAACAGGTTCACCAGTATCAGGATTAGTACGTGGACACCGTCTACATCTTGCATTGCAATATGTAGTTATTTCCATTTCCACTTTATGAGCGTCTACATCGTCGTACTTATATATCATTATTGATGTCTATTAAAAAATCAGTAAGTGGCATATCAAGATATTGTTCTATCATCTCACTTAATTTAATCTTAGGATTGTATCTATTTTCTAAATCACGTGTGTACTTACGCATCTTAGTATATTGTATATAATCTCGTTGATTATTTTCCATATAAGTAGCAAATGTATCCATCTCTGGATGTTCTTTTTCATGCTTTCGTAATTTATTAATAATAGCCGATCTATAAGGCTCAGGCCATATCGCTGGGCTTAGTATCTTTGGTGTATGTAATATGTTAGCAGTAATGAATGTCAATTCAATGTCACTCTGCTTCCAGTATTCATAAAATTCTGGCATCTGAAATATATTATGTGCTTGTATAGTAATACCCAATGCTAAGTCTATATGCTCTATGTCATTCAATACACTCAGATTAGATTCTACTGTACTCCAATCACCACCTTCACGAATGTAATCATAAACATCATTGACACCATCAAGTGATACTTTGATATTAACATGCTTGAATTGACTCCAAATTTCTAGCAAATTATATTTTTTAAATGTTAGATGACTCAGATTAGTAGCATATCGCAATTTGATCGTAGATCGTAGATGCTCTGGTATCGATTCAAGTAAGTCGTAATGCTCTTGATTAATGATAGGTTCGCCACCAGTGAATTGTAATACTTTAACTGTATCCCAGAACCCATCCCATTTGCCTATGCTATCAAACAACGTAGTTGGTCGTAGGAGACGTGTTTCGTGATGCTCTGTACCCATATACTTCTCAATGATGTCTAAGTCCTGTACGCGCTTGTACGAACTATGTGTACTACACATAATACATTTCAAATTACAGAAGTTAGAAACCTTCAACTCTATCCACAATGGTGGATTATCTACAGAGTAATCATCATTGAGTTTGATCAAGTCTTTATAATTATCCCAATCATCGTCAAACCATTGCTGTCTATTTGATACAACACCACTTGCTTCATTATGCCAACATACATCACACTCTGATGGTATCTCATTGCTAGTGAGTGCCCTACGAAGTTCTTTGTAGTTGTCATTATTCCATGTGTCTTCAATAGCAGCACCCGGCTCATTGAAAATCTTAGTTTGTGCTTCACAGCAAGGTACTATATCGCCGCCCGCTGATCCGTAAGTATGCATGAATGGTATCATACAAAATGATGTTGTTTTTGCTAGTTCATTAATATCTTTCATTTAATAATTTCTTATATCCTTGTATATATTCTTCTGCATCATTATTACGTAAATCAAACAATTCGTGCATTTGATCTAAATAAATTTCACTATTATCTGGTGCGTTATTTGTTTTACATAATGAAATTAATAATGTATATGCTTTCTTTAATTTCCAGTGACAGTCTTTGTATTGCTCTTCTACTATCGCTCTCAAATTATTCTTATATGTATCTGTCTGATGCGCAATACTCAACCAATCAGGCTCATGTATAGTCTGTAACATTACTGGTACACCTATCTCAAATCTTGCCCATCTCATTAGATCTATTAACACTGGTGCATTTAATACACCAACTGTGCAAGCGACAAATACTTCTACCTTGTCGTATTTAGTTCCCAATTCTGTCCATTGCTTCAGTACAGATTCAATAGCAGGGAATTTGGATGGGTGACGTAATATATCGTTTAATTCGCCAACTGCATCTATACTATTCGTAATTCGCAAGTTATTGAATTCTAATAGATAATCTAAGTTCATCTTCGCTGGCCAGTATGTGCAATTCGTAAATATCTCAATATCGATCTGAGGTGCAATACCACTATCTACCAATCGTTTAATGAATCGTAAAAACTGCTTATGCATGAACGGCTCACCACCTGTCACTTTCATATATTTCAAATGAGATAGTTGATCCATGGATAGTGCATCTAAATCATATTCTCTATTCTTTGCAAAATGTTCTAATACTTCAACCATCACTAAATCAATCGCTAGTGCGTCTTTATCCCATGTATGACTATACTCAGGTCCGCAACCAACACATGCAAGATTACATAGATTGCCCACTGTAATCTCTAGATATTCTAATTGGATTGAATCTGTGAAATCATCAAAGAATTCGTCTGCTTCTGTTCGCATACTAGTAAGACCAGTATCTTCATCGGCTTTGCATTTCCAGCAACCCTCATGCCATTCGTTCCTTAACATCGTCTCGCGAATATCTTTAAACACATACTTGTTATCATCATCAGATAAGTAACGATCATGAAATTTACAACATGGTGTAGCGGGAGTACCGTTTGCAAGCATTGCTGCTTTGAACGGATATGCACAAGCGTTACTCGGCAAATTTGCCATTATTTTTATACCTCTTTAGTGCTTTCGCTAAGTTGATGCGATTGTATGCGCGATCACGATGGAACATATCCCATTCTGGTGTATCAGGTGCTTGGGCAATATGTATCGTATTAGTCTCTTGCAATCCATAATGTTCACATACAATTTTATGTGCTTCTCTATATTTGTTAGGCATAGTATCTGGGCTGAACTTTTTCATTAACGCATTAGACAATGCTACATTCAAATGAATACCGTGATTCCATTCTGTCTGCACTCGCATACCACAACGCTCTTCATCTAAACGACTGAACACAATACCAGCACGCCAGTTACCACCACTTAATCCTTTACCAGTGCTGAATGCAACCATCTTAATACAATCATGTGACAAATCAACATCAATATCAAAACAAGTTCCAAACCATGCACAATCTACCAGAATAGGAATATTCTTTGCTGTACACTCTTCAATCAACCAATCCCATCGCTCGTGCTTGCGTCCGTTACCACTGAATGGAATACTAACGATAACCGCATCACCTACGGATAACCCAGTATCGTCAATGCTATCTGACCAATTCATTTCTGGTCCCAACCATACATCACGGTTATACGGATATTCACCACGGAACACCTTTAAGTTCTGTCCAGTAGCGATGCACCAATACTGCCACCATTCTAATGCTTGTGTAGTACCTAAACTAACATAACGATCAGGATATGTATCTAACCCAGTAAAGTTATTTAATTTGCTGCTTTGTATCCATTTGGGATATAATTCTAAGAATTCTGCTGGTGCTGTACCCACTTCTGCCAAATTCATATTTGGCAATACTTCATCTTGTATATAGTCAATAAATGGTTGATTCCAAATACTGTTGCCTGTCTTACCGAAATCTGGGTTGTTACTCATCATGTATTCCTTGTTAGTCCTAGTGCTATTGCATTATCAAATGTAATAGGATGTGCGCTTACAACGAGCATAAAGAAATCTCTCGCTTCATCGTAATCATTAAATATAGATTCAAATACTATTTCACTTGTTGTACCACTAAGTGTAACACTATATTTGTCTGTAATTGTTTCATCCGAATATGTGAGTATAACTAAATCGTTATTAGCACCCATATTGTCTTTGAAGTCTTCTGTCGTTTTTATATATTGTCGTTTTATCATTATAAATATGCCATCTTTAATAAAAATATTTCTTCATCTGGTAGGTCAACTAGAGTAACCCATTCATTGAATGTATAATTAATTCCATCAATCCACCATGCAGCGTGACCATCAGGCCATATAACCGCAGGTCCAATCTCATTATGCCATATACACTCATCGTCGTATATGTAGCCGCAATATTCTCTATGATGTACGATCACGATACCATCGTTTGTTACTACAAATGTGCAAGTTGCACTATCTGACATAACTCTCGATTTCTGGTATATACTGCAATGTTTCTGTTTTTCGTAATCTATCTAAATCGTCAGTGTACCTTAGAAACCAATTCCATTGCTTATCAGATTCTTGATCATCTTCGTTTGATAACATTAACCCATTACGAATGGATTCAATACCTGTCTGATATCCACCTTCATCTGAGTTTGCACTAGTAAGTGGCCACATTTCTAAATTAGGGATATGCTTTATTTTATCATACGCCAATGCTTTCAACTCTTCTGGCATATTTCCTATATTCAAATAGCCAGGATGAACTACCACGTTACTCATCGAAATACTTGCACGATGCGCATGATGGGTAGCAAACCATTCCCAGACTTTATCTAAATTAAATATATTGGTAATCATTACCGTAACAGCAAACACTACCTCTACATTTGGGATATCGTAGAATTTTTCTATGTTCTCGTTCAATTGATCCCATGTGTAACTAGGACCGCCACGAATAATACTATATAATTCATCAGTTGCTTCTACACTAATTAATAATTCTACATGCTTAAAGTGACTGAATAATTCTCTAAATTCTTCTTTGAATACGGTTGCATTTGTACTGATGTCTAATGATACGCTACTTGCAATACCATTGTCTACAAACCATTGCAATACTGATAAACAGATTTCATCATACAACGGCTCACCACCACGCAGTGCCACCCATTGCAGATTGCGAAAATACTCTGGATTCTTAAATAGATTATCCATGAAGTCTATACTTGCACCATGATAACCTATTGGCTGTTTACTCCAATATTCTGGCTTTTCTCTATTAAGAGATTTACCATCTTTAGTCCAGCCTGTACTTACGAACGGATCACAATGAATACATGCTAGATTACATTTATTACTAAGAGTAAAATCAAGATACCTAATATCAGGAACAGAATCTACTGTAAGATCTTTACTCGCAACCTTTGTTTCATGATCAATTCTATCCCAGAAATATAAACGACGACTGCGCCCAACTTTCTCTTTCTTCACGCAACCCTGACATGATTCTGGAATCTCACGCTTACGATGTGATTCTCTCAATTCAGTGTATGCATCTCCCTCTAGTATTTCACGCAATGATTGCTTACCAATATTACCTAATTTACCTTTATAGATAATGTCTGGGATGACGTTACCACCCCATTTAACAGTTAATGCGTGCCAAGGTGCTAAACAGGTAGGTAGATCTTTTCTATTTACGAATGTGTTTTTCATTTAATTTATAGAACCTATGTTACGCCTGTTTATTTCCTTTAATTTTTCATAAGATATACGTGCTGCTGTTTCTATGTTAATCTCACAATCATCTAATACAGTATTATACGTTAATTTTTTATAAACGTCATATGTACTATTATAATACTCAAACAGCAAATTATAGTCAGCGCCAATCTTTGCGGCTTCATACAAAGTTTCTACAGCATCTATTACTAGGCATTCACCTATGTATTGTGAATCGTGAATTTGACCAAGAATGCAATCATCCCAATCAATAATAATCCAATCACCAATATCAAACTGCAATATATTACTACGTCCGCCGTCAACATTACAATAAGGAAATATCTTCAGATTTGTTTCTATATATTTTGGAAATACGTGTTTATTATACATATCCATATCGTTGTATATTGAGGATAATGGGTTAGAGTCATTCTCCAACCAAGATAAATTTTTGTCTAATTCAAACCCGTAAGGAACTCTTGTCATTTTATACTTAATAAAAGAATTTGAGTTTGACTCATTACCATTCCAAGAATAATCTAGTCTTTCAATAATTTCCCAATCATCATGTATTAGTTTTTTAGGGTGTAATGAATTTATTAGATCAATTTGTCCTTGAATACATTCTTCATCAATAGCTGGTATTATTTTTACAATAAAATTACCATCGTCATATGCCCACCTTGGCATATGACATGATCTCTCATTAGGATCACCGGGTTCGAACTTATCTGGCATTAATTTCTTATACATTATTAAAACAGTTCTCTTAATAATTTCTCTTCTGCTTTCTTCTTTGTACGACGATTTACGTCTGCTGCTGCAATTTCTCGCTGCATGTAATCTTCAAACATATTTTTCAGTTCATTCTCTTCTAAATTCACAATCTGTGATTTAATTGAAGATAACACTTTTGTTACACTCATATCTGTACTTTTATTAATCTCATCTTGGATGATATTTGTTACTACGTCTGCATTAATCATGGTAATCCCCTATAAGTTTTATATATATGTATGTATTATAACATTGATACTATTATATACTATGTTTATATGTTCTGTCAAGGTATTTATTTACGAATTATTACTTCAAATGGCGTGATACCATCTCTCCAGGTCCCAGCAAAATCTTTTATAATTACATCACAATTATTAGATTCCATAAATTTAGTTACACCATCTAGATCTGCTACTACTTCGGATAGTGTAATTAAATAACAAGGATCTGCATTCTTATCTGCTGCTAAGAACATCATATGTTCTATACCATTGTATCGCCAGTTATATCCTATACGGGTATCTTCATGCTGCACAAATCCATCATGTCGTATAGAATCCCATAAGTAGAATCTGATATCTGCTACATCTGCTGACATAATATCATTCATTGTAGTACCTACTACATTCATATTATCATCTACAACTACTGCACACCCATCAAATACTGTAGTGCCAGACTGTGTCAATATCTTAAACTGATCTGCACATACGTCAACCGTATGGATGAACTCGCCAGATACACTCCTAAATTCTACCACTTCGCCACGAACAATAATATTCAATCGCACACCGTCCATCATCTGTTGTACCACGCAAGGAAACGAGATGTTTTTCATATTCTCTTCCGTGTATTCACTAGCACATTGCACTGGATAACCTTTTATTAAATTATTCCATACAGTGTTGATAGTATCTGCATCAAGTCCCCAATCGCATTCGTTTTTCATGATTGCGACAAATATTGGCACTTCTTGATCGTTCATATGTGTCACTGCTAGATTACATGCGAATTTTGCTTCTGATGTTGTGTATTTGTTATTTAAAATTTCTTCAAATAAATGCATGAATCTTGGGATTCCCATGCCATGCATTTTGCCAGCGTTCAGTGGTGTCCAATCTTTCATATCAAATTGAAGCATTGGATCATATGCAAAGGTAACTAACATTTTGATCAATGAGTTTTCTTCATATTTTTCTAATATTAATAATTTTTCTTCTTGAGTTGTCGCTAATGTCAATGCATCTGCGACTCTACGTATTGTTGCTATTCTATTCATAACAGTATTTAGCATGAATAAATACCTATATAATTATAGGAGATAAACTATATTGAAATATTATATTTTGATTGACCCACACAAACCAGACTACTGTAAATTGGGTATCACGAAAGATCCAGAACAACGCATAAAGGCATACCGAACGGCTGCGCCAGATTGTTACTTCAAGAAAATATATGACATCCCCGACATTATACATGAGCGTACAATACTAAAACTATTGAAAGAATCATTCAAAGTTAATAGAGAGTATGTACATTGTAACCCTATCATCGTACAGAATATAATAGAAGGTTATTTTACCGATGTTGATATAGCATACACTTAATTTAAAGACGAGAGAATGCACTTAGTAGTTAATCTGATTGATGACAAAAAATAGACAATAAAAAAGGCGCAATAAGCACCTATTTTTTAAATTCGTTTATATCAGTAATGATTTACACGTTTCTGATATGGCGCAGAACCACGTTGAATGTTTTGCTGTCTATGTTCAAGATTAGATAAACTAGATGCACTTGACAGATACTGCTCTTCCTGTGTTGGTGTATGTAATTTTTTATTCAATCGCTTCAGTACTCGTTTGATTCTACTCATTATGATAATTCCTCTTTTGATGGGACTTTGCCCTTGTTGTTTAACATATGGTTATATACCATTTGCCAATCGTTCTTGTATTCAATTCTCGCCCAGCTTTCCAATTCTCTATTAGCCTTGGTAATAGCAGAGCGTTTTGCGAATTTTGTTCGCACTCTTTGTAATATTGACATTGTATGTCCCTCCAGTATGATTTAATAATCAGTACACATTATAGCATACTAACACCTTTATTTATACTAAAGTATTACATAAATGGTAGTTATATAGTATATATTTGTTATTCATACCATTTATATAGACTGAGAATATCATGTTTTTTATTTTACTAAATACAAGTGATGATTTAAGAACATGTTTCTAAGAAAATCAGACATCTATGCAAAGCGCAATATAACACCAACTCGGGAGGTGAGAACCGCACGCGCTTTTGTAGTCACATATGTTGATCTCGCATAGATGTTATCCCTCTACCTCATATCCAACGCAACTTAAATAATAAGGCATCTTTTTCTGACTTGAATGCCATGAACACTTCTGGATAAGTATTGTGTAATGCAATCGCCACGGCATCTACATCAGTGCTTATCACGAATTTAGAATTTATAAATTTACCATGTATGCGATCAAGTCTAAACTCATCTGTACAATGCTCTTTACACCAATCAGTCAATTCATATGGGGTGGATGCAAATGGATGATACCATGATGGGAAATTAGTGATGACAGCCCATCTTACATGAACAATAGACTTGTATCCAAAATAATAATCTACAAGATTGGGGGCAGATTTATCCCTGCAAGTATCATATACATGATTATATTGTTCCCAACTTGTACAGTTATGTTTCTTTAGATATCGCTTATCAACCCTGCGTTTATAGCGTGATCGTATGAAATCCAGTATCATGAATGGTGAACACCAAAATGCTTCAATGTGCGCTGTACACACAATGCTTGTACTTTACAATCTTCCATCGCATTATGCGCTTCAAACTCAATCGCCTTACGAGGATCAATTTCCATAAGTCCTAGCAATGTACGACTATCTCTAATTCGCCAAAAACCAGACCACGGAATATGATGATCATACTGGCGATACATGTTTTCAAGAATACCGAAATCAAACTGCGGACCCTGTGCCCAAATATGAGAGGGACCAACTTGCCATTTACACAACGCTTTTAATACATCAATTACAGGCGTACGATTAGGATTGTCAAGTTCTTCAAGTAACATTGCGCCATTTGTTTTAGCCCACCATGCAATTGTTTCATCAGTAGTGCTACGAGTATCTAACTGTTCTGCTATATCTAGACTGTAATAGAATTCATCCCATGTACCACGAGATTCATCGTTGGGATCAAATTTAACCCCACCAATAGTAAGTACCACGGCATCTGTATCAGTGCCCAATGTTTCAATATCAATCATTGCATGTGTTGTCATGGTATATTCCTAAAATAGTAATTTAAATATGAATGCATCATTTTGGTTTTCAAACAAAAACTGATGCTTATTGTTGTCTCCCTCTAATCGCTTAATGACATTCCACGATTGTAGATAGATATTATTTGTGCACCATTTCTGCATTTCTTCTGTATTAGTAGCGGTGATTCGAACATCTAATCCTCTAGAGAACCAACTATGTTTATGGTCAATGCAATGCCAAACTGTCCAATCTTTATGTGCTTTTCCATATAATCGAATGTTCTTACGTTCAGTCGGATTGTATTGAGAAAAATCAACTTCGCTTATTTCTTTCTGTTTATCTGTTAACATATTATATTCCAAATCTAGTATAACAACTATTATAACAGAGTATAATCATCTTGTCAACATATAAAAGGATAAATAGATATAGAAGTGCGATTCACTGGACGGCAATCCCTAATCGCTTTAATACTAAACAGGAGTATCAACATGAATATTTATCAATCCCAAAATAACATCTACTACGTTTACCAATACCTACGCGAAGACAATACACCCTACTATATCGGCAAGGGCAAAGAAGACCGCGCATGGTCAAATAACCCCAATGCTGGTGGATTATCTGATGAACATAAGAAAAATATATCAATAAATGCCAAGAATAGACCAACTGGTAAATGCCCACATTGCGGTAAAAAAGCAACCAACCAAAATCTTTCACGGTGGCACAATAATAACTGCAAGAAAAAAGGGATTCTGCAATAGAATCCCTTTTATAACTTCTTCTAAAAGACGCTAACTTCTGCGTTATGAATCTAAAACCAGCCTTCCGTATTTATCAAAAAAGTCTTGGAAACGAGCAATCTTGCTTTGCTGCGGTACAAGCCCGTAGTTTTTCATCGCGATTCGTGATGCCATGATAACCATTTCAGTTTCGAAGTTATCCATCATGTAACTAATAAAGTTACTGAATGATTCATCAAAAATAGTTGAATCTTTAGTCTCTTTGCACTTATCAGAGCGATCCTTCAACTCATAACACATACTAGTAGCAAGTGCATACATCGCTGAAATCTCTTTGGTTTTTAGAGTAGACACTTTACCATCTAAAACATCAGACGGATTAGGTAGATCACTAGCAATCTTGCGATGTGCCATGAACTTGATCGCAGTACCTTCGCCAACACAACCTGCTACAATATCAGTCTGTAAACCTTCTGGCAATACACCTGCCTCGCCATCAAGGAATTCACCAACATAAGTCCATGAACGAGGTGTTGCAAATCCACGCGACGATGACTTAGGATCAAACTGATACAAATCGTTCTTTGCAAAGTTCAAGAAACCTACCACATCAGAATTGATTTTTTTATCTACTGCCCAGTTAAACCAATCGTCAAAGTCTACACGCAACTCAAAGTGAACAAAACGGTTTTCCAACGGCTTAGGCATACGATACGATACACCCTTGTCAGACTCACGGTTGCCTGCTGCCATCACAACAACATTTTCTGGTAACACATATTGACCAATCTTACGATCAAGAATCAACTGATATGCTGCTGCCTGTACACTAGGCGCTGCTGAGTTAAGTTCGTCAAGGAACAAGATAATTGTCTCATACTGTGCAGACAATTCTGCGGTAGGTAGATCAGATGGTGGTAGCCATTGCATAGTACCTGTATCAACATTAGGCACAGGATAACCACGAAGATCGGTAGGCTCAAATAATGCCAAACGCATATCAATTACTTTGGTAGTACCAAGTACACCAGAATCAGCAATAGATTTAACCATTTCCGATTTGCCAATACCAGGAGGTCCCCACATAAAGATAGGACGCTTTTGACGGAATGCAATCGGTAGAATCTGATTTGCTTCTGACATCTTGATAGTACGAGTTTGCGTTACATTAGACATAATACTTTTCCTTTTAGGATTTACTTAATTTAATTTACTTAATAATTATAACAAATAACTGAGAGACTGTCAACTCTTTTCGACAACTATTTAAAGATAACGCGGACCTGTCCATTGAACAGTATAACCACCATCAACAATGTTACCACGAGGCTTATTGCGTGCTGGAGTAGAATAACCTGCTGCCATTAAGATATCGCCTTTTTTAAATTTAACATCATCATCAACATTAACAACGAAGCCCCATACAGCACGATCAGTCATTACTTTTATGTATTTTTTACCAACTTTGTAAGACAACCCATCATTGAAGTCTTTAGTCATGCGCTGACGAATTTCAGACTTACCACCAACAAACAAGTAGTCTGCTTTGATGTTGTCTAACAAGGTATTCATTTCAGTGCTAAGTACAGTATTCATAATCTTTCTCGCTTTGCTTTATTAACTTACTTAATAATTATATCAAGAATCCTTACTTTTGTCAAGCGTTTTCAAGTATTTTTATGAAAATAAATTACGAGAAATTATTACTTTCATAATCTCGCTCGTGCCTGCATATATACGCTGAACGCGTGAATCAAGGAATGCTCTCGCCACTGGATATTCCATCATATATCCATAACCACCATGTAATTGTAAACACTCATCAATCACTTTACATTGTAGTTCAGAAGTCATCAACTTTACTTTTGCTGCCGTAACATCATCTAACTTACCTTCTACTAACAGTTCAAGACAACGATCAACGAACACTTGTGCTACTGTAATGTCAGTATCCATTTCTGCTAACTTGAACTGAGTGTTCTGAAAAACTGCAATAGGTTTGCCAAATGCTTTACGCTCTGCTGTATATGCAATAGTCTGCTGTAGAATAGACTGTGCTGATGCAATAGCACCTACCGATACTGACATACGCTCGGTTGGTAATTCACTCATAAGCATAATGAAACCCATACCTTCACTTCCCAATAGGTTCTCTACTGGAACGCGAACATTATCAAAAAATAATTCAGAAGTATCTTGCGAATGTAATCCGATCTTCTTCAAGTTCTGACCACGAGAGAATCCGACACTATCTGCTTCTACTAAGAATAGAGAAATTCCCTTTGCGCCCGCTGTCGAATCAGTCTTTGCAACTACTAACACTAGATCAGCATGTTGACCATTAGTAATGAATACTTTAGAACCATTCAATATATAATCGTTGCCATCTTTTACTGCTGTCGTTTTAATACCTTGCAAATCTGATCCTGCTGCTGGTTCTGACATAGCAAGTGCTAATACAATATCGCCCGTAATACATCCCGGAAGATATTTTTCTTTTTGTTCTTGTGTACCATAATTCATTATATATGGAACAGTGATATCCGAATGAATACTAAAACCTACCGCTGGACTAATAAATCCCATCGCTGATAGTTCTTCACCGATGACAGCGTTGACTCGGAAATCTGCTTCCATTCCACCAAACTCTGCTGATACATTAGGTGATAATAATCCCGCTTCACCTGCTTTACGCCACATTTCACGATCTACTTGACCATCTTCTTCCCATTGCTCATAGAATGGAGCAATATGCTCAGTCGCAAAACTACGCACTGCATCTCGGATTAGATTGTGTTCTGTTTCAAAAATTGTTCTTTCCATTTCTTTACCTCTTGTATTGCATTGTATTTGTATAACCAACAAGTAATCTGAATATTCCACCAATGGGAGCGTAGAATATAAAGATACCTATATTGTTCGTGCTTAGGAAACATTATCAAAATTCAAATAAATCAGAGAATGTGTTATTCGCTGCTGCTGATTGCAAATCCCATTTCAACACACCGATTAGATTTTCAATCTTCTTGGTGATAATAGTTTCTTCCATTAATCCATCATCGAATGGTAGTTCTTTAAACCAATCAGGAATACGCTTAGTGTCAGTAGGATAACCAATACTAGTCATACCCATCGGATTCTTCTTCAACTTACACACAATCGTTTTCATACCATCAGTGATATCAATACTATATGCATCATCATTGATATGTTTCAAACGATTCCAATTGATTGCTGCCATCGCATGACCAACACCACACTTACCAATCTTATTATATTTCTTTGTATGATTAGTCAAGTTGTTTACACGCTTAGGTGTACCCTTCTGCCAACTATCCATTGCCCTGAACTCACTACGGAATGCCACAATACGATCTATTACGATAGGCTCGTCAACACTGGTTAGTACCATTTCAAGAATCTCTTTCAAGAACTCTTGCATGAACTTAGGTGTATCACTACGCTTCAAGTCAAGTCCCATCGCTTTGATTTTGCCGGGCTTGTCATCTACATCAGTTCGCTTTCCCTCGTCGTCAATCACCATAAGTGCATAACGCTTCTTTTTTACAAAGAGACCAGAACTCGCAACAACTTCACGACCCGCTGCGATGATCGTTCCTAACGCGTGTGTAGCATGGAATGTGTCTTGCATGAATTTAGCAAAAGAAGTATCAACCTCTTCGCATACCGCATCGTAATACGCAATCATTGTATCTTTATCCCAGTTAATCGAACCATCTTCGATTTGATCTTTTAGGATAGGATATGCACTAAAGTACGCAGAGTCAGTATCACCATATACAATAGATTTACCTACGTGATTGTATTCACCAGCAATAACTTCATTCACTTTCGCAGACATATGTCGAGCAATGCAACGACCTGTCAGTGTAGTCGACTGACCCAATCGCTCATCAAAGAAACGAGATCCAGGGTTTAGTAGGGCACCATACAATGAGTTAAGCAAGATCTTTTTAACTAACTGTCGTTTATCCCAATATGCAAATTTATCGCCACCTTCATCGCGAGAATCACGTGCTTTTGCTTGTAGTACCTTTCGTTCTGCATACCAAGTTTCAAGCAATTGTGGAACAATGCCTTTCTTCTCATGTGTGAATAATGTACCGTTTGCTGTAAGTATCCAAGGTTGATCACTTTCAAATACAAGTTCGTAGATTTCTGCACCAGATAAAGTATGAGCAGTACCATCTTCAAATTCAAGTGTCAGTAATGACGTGGTGTTCTTTTCCATAACCATTTCATATTCTATACAAGCAAATCTACCTTCCCAAGCCTTTGGTACGTTTAAGTCATGCTCTTCAAGCATCTGTCTAGTATGTGTGTGCTTTATCTGACCAATAATTGTCTCGGTAGACATATTACATGCACGCAAGATAGACGGATATAATGAATTCAAGTCAATTGATGCGATGTCTCTATGAACACCCTTCACAGGAGTTGCTACATACGCTCCTGCTGCTGCAATAGGCTTTTCTCCACGCTTCTTGTCAGGTACAATTAAACCGTTTGCATGTGCTTCATTAATGATTGCCTGATCAATCTGTGCAACTGATCCCATTGTTGTTGGTAGTAGAACAGTGTTTGAGTGTGCAATAAGATTTGCCAAATCAATAAATTGAAGTTTCTCATCTAATCGAACCATCAAGTCAACATCTTGTATACTATACTGAATGAACTTAAAAAAGTCATTATGGTATAATTGATCTAGTGTTCCTTCGTATTCAACCTTTTGATCACCTAATTCATATTCACATATAGCATCCAATGAGTATGAGTGCATTTCGTGATATGTATATTTACGATACAATTCAAGATAATCAAGATGTATACGACCAATCAAATCATATGTCTGTGTTTCTTTTCCGTATTTAACAACTTCTTTCTGCTTTGGAAACTGATCCCATAAACATAATTGTCGTGTGTGACTCTTACTCAATATACGCGCTATACGATTTACTGTATACGGAATATCAAATCCCTCACTGTTCCAACCCGTCAACACATCTGCTTCTTGAATTAACTCCAAGAATGATATCAACATTGACTCTTCAGTCTCACACAAGATAGCATTGTCAAACCTATCAACAATCGCTTGTGCATCTTCCTCAGTCATTGTACTAGGCTTGATTGCCAAACACACTGTTTGTTTCATCCAACTCATATGCACCGATATAGCAGTAATCGCGTTAAACGGATCATCTGGCGGCGCATAACCTATCTCTTTATTAAAGTCTGTCTCGATATCGAATAATGCTACGTTGAGTGTGGGTGGTTCAGCATCAAGATAATTATCTGCGAGACATCGAAACACTGGGTTTGTGTCACTCTCAAATAAACCTTTACGATGATGCAACTTCTTCTCTGCGGCAAATTTACGACCAGAATTACACACCACTCGCTCTAACGAATCACCAAAGATCGAAGTATATTTTCCCTTCGGTGACGGATAGTACAATGTATGATGCGCAGGATATTCAAGAAAACGACGGACACCATTCACACGTTCCACCACATGAATGATATCCTTGTCACGATCAATTAACCCGTCGACATAACTCATTTACAGAGTGCGTCCAGTGATCTCAAGGATATCTTCCAGTTCACTGAAATCTTCACGGTTCTTTTGAAATTCTGATTTATATGCAATACGGATTGCTTTGTTTAGAATTGCAGGTTTTACATCTAGTTCTTCTGCAATTGCTGCTACGGTATCCTTTAGACCTTCTTTTAACACATTCACTTCTTCTGTGATATGCATGCCTTCAGTGATAATTTGCTTTAGTTTTTTTACGTCTTCTGGTGAAAAATGAGCCATTTTGATATTCTCTTTAAATTAATGAATATGCATATTAGTCAATGCATTACACTATAATACACTATAAACACAGAGTTGTCAATTGATTTTTTAGGTTATTTACAAAGAGAATGATAATTGCACTGAGTAGTGCAATCAAGGGATACTACAAGTCTAATACAACTCCAGTGGAAAATGGTGCATTAGTAACCACTAGTCTTAAATTGTTTTTATGCGTTTCTGGATTCTTTAATAACTTAGACAAGCCTAATGTATTTTTTTCATCATATGCTACTTGAACTGTCTGGTTATCTGCTAAGTCACGCTTACGCATTCTAAAATAGAAATTACCTATTTTATTAATATACTCTTCTACTGTATAGAATTTTCCATTTAAATTCAATATATTATTATCACCAACTTCACCAATAGCATTCATAGGACCCACATACATATAATCAATAGGACCGCCCATTTCTTCGTTACCTCTCATGATGCTTTCTACATAATCATCTGGTACACGAACAAATATTTCTGGAATATGCTTTGCTGCGATAATATCACCATTGCTTAATCCCAATTCATTCTTCATAAACTCTTCAATTCTTGCGAATATCTTTTTGAATAAATCTGGGGCTACTGAATTAATGCCCGCTGCACCACCACCACCTAATGAAGGAGCAGTTGTTCCTTTCATTGAGATACCATAATCTTTACCAGTACTATCAGTTATGAATATATCAATGTATCGTTCTTTGTTCATTGCATTCATTCCCTCATTACTACGGGATGACTGCGCTGTAATACCCATTGTGTCAATAACACTGCCTGGGTTATTATTGATAATGTTTATTAAACCATATTCTTGCTTTTCAGAAGTTTCTTTTTTACTACCAATACCACCGAATTCTTTTGTTTTCAGTAATTGAGTGAGTCGTATTGAACCACCATCTACCAACTCAAATATCGCTGGTATATCATTCTTCTGCAAACGCTCAATCACATCTGAATCATTAACTAACACAATAGATGGCTCAGTCTCTCCAACTTTTACAAATGGAGAACCCGATTGGATTTTTGCTATGAATGTTTCCAAACGTTTGCCTCCATATTTGCGTAACTCTTGTTGAGTTAGCGATGCTTCTTGTAAAAATTGTATTGCTTTCATAATAGTTCTCTTATTAAGATGGTATGCACTTATTGCACTGACATGAATCACACACTTTAATTCGTCTAGGCGGTTCGCCCAAGATGGTTAGTGTGCGATATTTTGCGGCGTGTCCATGACAGATTCCACCACATTGCTTGCATTCTGTCTTACTTTCCAGTGAGGGTTCAAACATTACTTTTTCGCGTTTAATTTTGCTTTCTTTCTAGCAGATTCAAACATAGATGATGCCTGTTCTGCAACATGTACAGTATCTAGCAAATATGCTGATACACCAGCCGTTGATTTTAATTTCCAAATCGCTGCTGCTTTGGTTGCTGCTTCATAACTAGTAGATGCTTTAACTTCAATTGGTTGCTTCTTTACATGAAGCACTTTATACGGACGCAATGCTTCTTCTTCTGTAACACCTACTACAGTTGGTGCTAGTGGTAGATTTTCAAGAGATTTAACTGCATCGTAACCTGTCTTGATCTCAGTAATGATCTCGTACGCTGCGCGTAACTTATCAAGCACTTCTTGTGATACTTCTTCTTCATCTTGTACCATTTTGTGTAGACGTGTTGCACTTTTTGCAAGCATGTACAATGTGTACTTAGCCATTACACCAGTGTCTTCTTCTTCACTTAATACGCCTTCGTTAATTTTTTTGTTTGTCATGGGGATTTCCTGTTTGGTTGATTCTTCAATTTTACGAATTACGTTGTAGCCTTGGCTATCATCAATTCTGTATGTGTCGTTATGTACTGGGATAGATTTTCTAGATTTACCAAATCCTACAATTACTGTTCGCTTATCTTTATCAAGATTGACTCCTACTATTTCTGCTACATTAGTATCATCAATTTCAATATAAACTGTATCACCACGTCCAATCAAGTTAGAAACTTCTTGTGATAACGGTAATGTTGAGTTTTTACCAGATTCATCAAATTGGCTGCCATGCTTTATTGATTTACCTGACATCTTGCGCCACCATTTTTTCATCTTACTTGATAACTTCTTACGATCCGCTGGATCTCGTATATCAAATTCATCAGTATATGAATCAATAATTTCTATAATAAACTGCTGCTCACTAGAATCGTGTATATTATATAGATTTATAATCTCAGTTCCATATTCTATTGCATCTGCGCCGTACATGTGATTCCAATTCGCAAGGTCTTTTTTCTTTATTTTTGTGTTTTCACTTAATTGATTAAATCTCATTTCTATTTCTTATCCAGTTTGTATTGCCTAAAGCCTTTAAATGATTTATTTGATTTTCCTGAACCTAAATGTCCTTTCGGATCAACTGCCTTTCTAGAAGCCATTTTGGTAGTTCCGGGAGTCATTGGAAACGAAACACTGGCTATATTGCCTGCCATTGTATCACCTGCTGCTGCCTCTTCACTTATAATTTCATTAATTTTCATAATATTATTTATGCAATAATGCACTTTACTCCTTATCTGTTTGCTTAACTAATTGCTTCGATATACGTCTATCTTGCTTTTTGCTAGACTTCTTCGCTTTCTGTTTCTTTGCAACTACTGTCCTATGTTCATATAATTCATAATCTTCTTCGTCTTTATGTTCTAGTCCTGTCCATATTTTTGCATCTTCTTTTGCAACACTATTCATAGGACCATGTAAATCTTCGATGTCATGGTGTTCTACTTTCTTGTTAGCCATAAATTGTCTCCCTACATAACTATTTATCTATAAAATTGAACTCTCATCTTTGCATTATTTGCAACTTTTAAACTCGCTTTATTATCTGGGTTAATCATGCACCACAATTGTCTATCGTAAAATATTTCTTTTATTTCCTTAATCGCTGCGGTCGCTATACCATTATTTTGATATATACTTGCAACCAAATATGCAGTCTCGTGTGTATCTTTTATCTCTATTGCACCTGCAAGTATACCACCGTTAATCCAAATACCCCATGTATTATACTCAGTAATAAATGATAACGCTACTTCTTTTGTAAATGGCCACGTGATGTATGCTGCTTCTGCTATATCTTTCTTTACGATGGCTTGCAGTTTATATACATCAGTAGCCTTTAATCTACATACAGTAATATTCATTATTTCTCTATATCTTGTTCACTTATGGTTACATTTGGATACTGCTTATTAAATACCTTCACCAATGCTCGTCTGTCAAAATCATGTGCAGTACGCCTTGATACTAACGCTGCTAGTTTGTTTAAACCATACGATGGGAATTCCACATGAAAACTAGACATCATTTCTGCTGCTTTATTATACATCTTTGCATGTGATGGAAGCACCATACCCATTAATGCTCCTATAGACTCGTCTAAGACATTATCTGTGGTTGCGGCGAGTCTAATGTCATTGGTGTACTCAATTTCGTTAACAATGCCATTAGCGATACGTACACTTGCTCTATCCATCATACGCTTCACTTTCATGATGCCTTTACCAGTTTTAAACAATCCTTTCAACACTGGAACTGTCATAGTCAATGCTGCGCTTAATGCTACTATCTCTTCACCAGACAATGACATCAATGTCTTTGCTATTTCCATAGCGTCTTCTTTAATGGTAACTACTTCATTAATTTTCATTCTTATTCTCCTAGTCCCATATTAAATAATTTATGAGATGAACTGCCGCCCAATATAGGCGGACCCTTCTTTGTTATTTTGTTTCCGAACTTTGCTGCTTGTCGCTCAGTTTCACCCGGCTTTACATCTACTGTGGTATTAACGCCCTGTACAATCTTTCCATCTTCTACTATTGATTCGTTTACTTTAAACTCCCAAGAGTCAATTTTGCTAGGAACAATAACACCACGAGGCGCTGAATATCTACTTACATCTAGCGTATCTTGCCACCATACTCCATCAAGTCCTGCTTGCTCTGCATATAAGGGTAGAACAAAATCTAGTACACCAGTTGCTTCCATGCGTTTCTGTCTTGCTGCTTTTTTCAGTTTATCAGTTGGAACAATCCCACCCTTGTCTACTTCAACGTCATAGTGTTCTAATTCACCATCATATTCATATTCTGCATCTGCCATTGAGGTGAATGTTTGACATAAAGTATCTTCCATTTCATCATCGTAAGCACATACTGTAACCGTTTCTTGCTGGGCTAAGTATTCATTTTCAATTGCCCATTGTTTGATTACTTCGTCATGCGAATCTGTAAGTGCATGTGCATTTAGGAATCTGTTTCCATTTTTGATAGCACTATATGTATCCCCAGTTACATGTCCTCTAGCAATCTTTTTCCAATCTTCTGGATGGGTACTCACGCTCAACCCTGCGCCCTCATATCCATCACGCTTCTTTGACGCATCTAATGTGCCAACATGATATAAATCTTTCACTGATGTAACTGGCAATGCCGGCGATTGGTCTTCTTGTACCAACTTACTATGACGATCCTTAAATACTTTCTTGTCACCTTTCGTCGTCTTCATAACAGGATGATTATTCTTGTCTTTAGTGAATCCCTTTACTACCGCTTTACTATTCTTGAATTTACCAACCAATACCTCATCGCCTACTTCTATATCAGGCAATTCTAATTTTGCTGGTTCTACTATTTCGTTTATTTTCATACGTGATCCTTTAGTTCATCTGGAATACCAACTGCACCTACTTGTGCATTATTTGCAAAATTTGCAAATATCGTATTTTTATCTTCATCTGTGAAATTCTGTGTTACCGCATCTACCAATGTCTCAAGACTATACAACACATCACTATCACCTAGGTTTAATACATCTGCAATCTGCTCATCTGTCTTCCAAGGTCCAGCAATTATTGTGTTCTTGTTTTTTGCTGTGAATCCATTACCATCTTTTCTTGGTACTGGTGTACGATTAACACGAACTAATCCATCTCTTGGGCTAAACATAAACATTTCTGTTTCTTCATATCGTCCGTCTGGTAGTTGATTACCACGATTTTCTCTATTAAATACTGCTGCAATTGACGCAACCATAATGTTACGATGCATACCTTTGTACTTACTTGAACGACCATCATCTGACATTCCTGCTTCATGTGGTGAATGATAATACACCTTCATCCAATCAGGATCGCCTGGCATAAAATCAACTTGGACAAAACCAGTTCTATCTTTTCCATCAACTTCTTTACTGTCATCATAATCTTGTATTTTTACTTTTGTCATGATAACACTACTCTTTGACGTATCAATTATTTCTGGAATAGTCTTTAATTTTTCATAGAAGGCTGGGATATCTTCTGCTGGGATATTTAATGCTACATCAATATCACCTGAAAATTGCTTCTTACCCACTGAACCTAATACATTGTTAAGCAAATCAATACCTAACACTTTCTCTAATGATTGCAATGTGGGAGTTATTTCGGATACATGGATTGCACCAACTCCTGGGAACGCGCCCTTACCTTCTGTGATTCTCATTGAACCATCAAATTCATTTAATCTCATAATCTAATCCTTTTCATACGGCTTTTCGCCTGTCATTTTTGGCAACGAAAACCATAGTTTAAACCATTCGGGCGTGCCAGGCTTGATGTCATGCTCTCGTTCAAGTTTACGTTTTTCTGAACCCGTAATTGATATATTAGATTCATCATCTCCGTCTACAATATCCTTATCGGTATTGTACGGTTGATAAATTCCTGCTAATATTTTTAGTTGTTTAATTTCTTCTTCTAAAGACATGGACATGACATAATACCTCTATTAATTATAGTAGTATTTATGCTGTTGTTTAATTTACTGAGAGTTTTAAAGTACACTAACTTCTGCACAATGCTTCAAGCATCTTGAAATAATCCCAAGCATCTTGAACTGCGGGTGTCATATGTTCTTCTAACGGTATAATGTTGTACCAATAATTTGGCAAACTACTTATTGAATCTAGCACGTGTGTGCGTTCTCGTTTTACTAATTTTCCATCAAATAACAAATCATCTATCAAATTGTGAACATCTTCTTTATCGTAGAAATTCAATTTATGTCTGTTATTTCCCATCATCAAATGAATAGGATCAATCGTATTCTTCCAGAATATATTCCATTGGTCGTCATCTCTGAAATCAATTTCAACGCAAGTTACTATTAGTAACACATCGCTATAATCTACTTTCTTTTCTAGAATATCGCTCAAGCAACGGACTAAATCAAATCCAAGTAACATTACTTATTTTGTAACAACTTTATGTTTAATATGAAATTTTCAACAATCAATTTTGTGACCGTTGCAAGTAACACTACTTCGTGATCATCTGGGCTTCGCATCATATGATCAGACAATACCTGATTCGCTATGAGGTTATATGCTGACTCTTCACTCACATTTAACTCTTCCCAATTAATGGGATCTTCAATTTCTACTTCTCTTGCGATTTCTACTAATTGCTCTACTGTGGGTATTTTATTATTCATACTTATATTTAGTATCATTACGAGAATTTATTCGGGGTAGGTTAATAAAGAACGCTGTTTCAATCTTATCAATATCGGTTGTAGACAACCATGCGGTGATAGCAAGACGATAGCAATCAGATGCATGATCTAACTCAAATCTTATATCAAGATTATTAGGGTCTTCTATATTACATAGATGTTTACCTAAAGCATCATTCACATACCAATCAGATAGATATGGGTAATATCCCATCTTCTCACGTGGTGGTGTTTCTGCGTGTATCTGATATTCGTAACGTGAGATGGTTATTACATGTACGGTAACGTGTAGCATTTCTATTATTTTCATAAAGAATATTATAACACAATAATGATACTACGTCAACTAGATTATTCCGCGTCTTTCTAACCATTCCAATATTTCATTATTATCAAACTCTGGTGCGCGACGATGCGTTTCTGTAAGACTATCCCAATCTCGCAATGCTGGATGCGTTTTTTCTGATGAATTGAAATAAGATCCATGTCTCCAACCTTCAGACACTTTCTCACTAACCCAGCGATTATGATGCCACTTCTTCATATCAAACACTGCTTGATTTTTTACATCTTCATCAATATGAACTGAACTATCCATACTTCCCATTATACCAGCATCATATTGACTAGACAATTCAATATCAAAATCACCATCAAATTGATAATCCCAGACATTAACAATAAACAATGCTTCTTCTGCTGTGATATCACGTGTTAACGGGACAACATATGTATGAGGGAAATCGCAATCTGCACAATGACCATACTCCATGCCTATTAGATCTTCACCTAACTGATACTTTAATACTGTTTCAATTGGTGAAAATTCCTTAACTGCCTTATACCAAGTTAATGCTTGTACTTGTGTTAACGGCTCTGCTGTTTTTAATTGAATGTGATGCTGATAATACATTTTACTTAATCCTTTTGTTTTTATGTTTTTTGTGAATCTGAACTCACATACAGACCAAACCATGCTGCGCCTGCACCCACTATGACTGATACTAATCCCGCTTGTGCCATGTTAGGATCTTCTAGTAGCATGAACCATTGCGATACATCATATAACAAATAGATATATACACTAATGAATGCTCTTGGAAACAATCTCAATCTATCAAACCAATATGGAAATGCTTCTAGCATACTTACTTTACCGTCTTCATTTAAATCTGTATTTGACATATTTACTTCCTCTATTATATGATAGTATTTATATAAAGTCAAGCCGTAAAAAAACCGAGCATGCAGGAAAACATACTCGGTTTTTTAATTAACTTAAAACGTTAGTCTTATAGTCCGCCGTCAGTAACAGTTGCTGCTGCGAAAACGCCGCCAGTTGCCTGTACTGCTGTTTGTAGGTCTGCTGCTGTCCAAGATGAACCTTCAACATAAACGTTGAATGCGCCTGATGCAAATACGCCAAGTCCCAATGATGTGCCTTTCATCTGTACTGCTTCGATGAATGCTTCCATGTCTTCGCCTGGTGCTACTTGTGCGTCTGCACCTGTTGCGCCTGCTATTGCAAAAATTGATACTGTTGCACCAAAGTTAACTACGTTAAATTCGATTTCGTTTGCTGGATTACGTGTTGCCATGTTTATGACTCCTTTTTAATTATCTGTGCTTTTGCACTATATGTATTTATCTTTTTAATTATTTCTGGCCAATAAAAAACCACCCGAAGGTGGTTTTAAAATTGTTAATTTCAACTTAGATTAGTATGCAAGAACTGCTACTGTGTAACCTGTCAATGCTGCTTCTAGGTCTGCTGCTGTCCAAGCGCCGTCATTTTCGATTGCGATGTTAAGAGTAGTATCACCAAGTGCACCGATTAAAACGATTGTTGCTTTTTGTGCTACTGCCACGGTGATTGCTTCTAGGTCTGTTGCAACGATTGCCCCGCCTGCTGTTAGTGTGAAGTGATCTACAGATCCTGTTACGAATTGTCCTACTGCCCATGTGTTGTTTACTTTAGTTGTCATAATTTGACTCCTTTAATTTTAATTTTGTGTGCTTTTGCACTAATTGTATTTATCTTTTATTGAAAATAATTATCGTGTTACTTCTGTTAGTTCAACAAATACAACCCAGTCTACAGTAGTAGCGGCTGCGCCTTGAACTGTAACTGTCATTCTATCGTTAACGCTATCGACTGATACTACACCAGTGAATCCAGAATCACTATCTTGTGTTACTTCATAACTATTATTTCCGATTGCAACCAAATTACCTGCCATCTTGTGAACAATTCCAGTAACTTTAAAACTATCATGTACAGTGCCACTAGTAGCAACATAGGTAGCAGTAAATTTAGCAGTTGTATTATCAGATAATGTAATATAAGTACTATCACTAAATGATACTTCTGTTTCTATTGCATCAGTAGTTTGTATTGCAAATACCAAGTCACGTTTCTGTGCAGTAGTTGATACCCCACTTGCTACTTGTCTAATGTCTGCTCTAAACTCAACATTATGAGTGAAGTTTCTATCACCAGTAATATCTGGTTCTGCCCATCGGTTATTAACAAAATCTTCAGTTGCTAACCCGGCAATACTCGGAATATAAGGCTTATTGGCTAGGTCTAAATAATTACCACTAAACAGTACTGGTAAATTTATTAGCGCATTGTAATCGCCAGTAAACAATGTCGGCGAGTTTGTAAAGTTGTTATAATCTAATGCAAGATCACCTAAGTCAATCTGGTTTCCGTTACTTAATGCTAATACATTGTCGACTAATGTAAGTGACAACGATGCAGATTGTTCTGTTGGAGTATTGTATAAATCATTATAATCACCACTAAACAATATAGGACGATTCACTAAATCATTATAGTTTCCACTAAAGTGGTTTCCGCGTTCTACTAATTTCTGTATTGTCCAACTTTCTCTAGCATATCCTTCTAAATCAATTGTGCCATCTGTACTAAATGATGATAATTGCGATGTGACATAATCTTTACTTGCCCAGTTTTCTGATAAGTCTACATTCTCCCACATTGAACTCAATGCATTGTACATAAGAGTATGTGTATTTGCTTCTGTACCGTTTATTGCAACATCATTTAAGTCATTTATTGAACTAATGGCAGCGATACTTGCACTGCTAATTGCATTAGTCACATATGTTTCTGTTGCCAATCCTGCAATACTTGGGATTGTCGGCGTGTTAGTTAAATCGTTATAATTGGTCGTTCCACCACCGCCTAACAAACTTGTGGTATCCGTTAAGTCACGTACGTCTGTTGGTATAGTTGGGTGTACGATTGCTGAAATAGCAGTGTTTAGTGAAGTAGTAGTTGCATATGAACTTAAATCAACTGTTGGTTGATAATCTGCCAATGATGTTGCTAACTCTGCATCTGTTACATAACTAGACAAATCAATAATACCACCACCAGCGACATTTGCAATTTGTTGATCTACATATGAAATCGTTGATAATCCAGCAATACTTGGAA